ACCCGTGAAGACCAATTGGGGAGTCGGTGCAGCCGCGGCTACGGTTACTGGATCGGGAAGCATCACACGTCTCCTTGTGAAATGATTTGTACGCTCTAGGACTGAATGTCTTAGACCGTGAGTATTCGATGCGCTGTGCTAACAGAGCACCGATTATGGACTTCTGATATGTCGACAAACTTGTCGGCACAGAAGTTAGTTTCACATCAAGAACTGTTGCTAGGTCCATACGGGCTCTTGCCTCGTAGTTCAACACAGAGGTATGGCGATTAGCTACGACAGTTGTCGTGCTAATAGTCTGTCCAGGCTGGTTGAACACATAGTTGTTCCTAGTAAAGTTCGACTTCGAGTTGAACTCGGTAATGAGCATGCCGTTAGTATGGCATGTGATCATACCCCAGTTGATAAGACCCGGGTCATGGTTAATATTGTCGATTAATTCGACATAGTTACCAAAACCTGTGAAATAGTCAACTAGCCACGTCCACGGAACAAGATTATAAAGATCCGTGACTCGTGGGACAGCTCCCATTCGGTCAAGAAAGCTCTTGACACGAAAGGTTGGTATATTTATCGGAGGAAAATCAAAAGTTGCGTTTATAACTAATCGCAACTCAGACTTTCTTTCGATCCTGGACGAGGTGAACGGAAAACCGTACTCCAAGCCAGATATATCATACTCGAAGCCCGAGACGCCCGTTTCGGCCGATTCGAACTCTCGTTTCGACCGAAAAGTTGTTGGTTTGCCATCTCTAGAGAGTAAGAAGTTATACTTCTTAGCCATCTTGTTGGGCAAAACCACCAAGTCTGATACGTCTTTATAAAGTTGTTTCCATCCAAAGTGAAAAGAAAGATATTCACCGGGGATGTTCTTAGCCACACCTTTGAGATCAAAGATTGAATCTCTGAGTTTAGGCTGAGTACCAAGGGAAACAAAGAGCTTTCGGAGACTTTTCGCGGTTTCTTGTAATTGCGAGATTCCACGAGGAAGATCCTTAAGCTCCACTATGTTCCGAAAGAGTGTGTGATCCCGATTCATCGGGCTCCACCCTTTCATCATAGC